CCAACTATTTTGATAACATTGCCATTCTCGCTGAAAGCGCAATCCAGATCTGGTTTGTTGATCCAGACGAAACTAAAAATTCTCAAATCCAGGTCTTGCAAAACACTGGAACGATTGCGCCCGATAGCGTTGTAGAATTTGGCGATAACGATGTTTTCTATTTAAGCCTATCTGGAATACGATCACTTAGATCACGGGATAGTAGTAACGCGGCTTTTGTTGGCGATATTGGAAACCCAATCGATGATTTGATTGTGTCGGAATTACAAGCCAACCGGCTGGCGTGTGAGCTATCGAGGGGGACGCTTGAACCGCGCGACGGTCGTTATATGCTTGCGATCGGATCAAAGATTTACGTCTTTTCTTACTTTCCATCGAGTAAGGTTTCTGCGTGGTCAGTTTACGAGCCAGGTTTTGTTGTGGACAGGTGGGCGTTTGATGGTCGGCAAACTTTATGTCGATCTGGAGACAAGCTCTATTCTCTAGGCGGCGAAAACGCTAACATTTATGACAGCTCTGAGGTTGTCGTGCAGATGCCATTTTTGGATGGTTCCGCCCCTGCAACTTCAAAAGATTTTTATGCAATAGACGCAACGTGCGAAAACACATGGACGTTTTTTGCGGGGACTGATCCGCAAAACATTTTGGCGCAAGAAGAAATAGCAACTTTTGTGCAAACGACTTACGGTCAGGGTCGAGTTGGAATGACAGGATACTCAACACATATCGCCCCTCGTCTTGTATGTGCAAAACCTGGTCCAGCAAAATTGGGCAACATAGCAATTCATTACAACCCATCGGAGAGCGGATGAATTATTTTAGACTTGCTGAACCAGAAGAAGTTTATTCCGTCGCGCGAAATATGCGTAAACGAGATTTTGAAGAAATAGATGCACTTCGCTGGTCAGAAGGCCGTGAAGAATTAGCCCAAGGACTGTGCAACGAACTTGGTAATTTTCAAAATGTGTTTGTTTGTGGTGATGATGACGGGCCAGTTGCGATTGTTTGTTACATTCCCCTTCGCAGAGGCGTGTGGAGTTTGGGGCTTTTTGCGACAGATAGCTTTCAAAATATTGGGAGTTTTCTGACAAAGCGGATAATTCGTGAGATAATACCGGCATTAGATCATGGCGGAGCGCACCGCGTCGAATGCCAAAGTATTGTTGGCTATGACCAGGTTCATGAATGGCTCGAATTCTTAGGTTTAAGAGAGGAATGTTTGTTGAAAGGTTTTGGAAAAAATGGCGAAGATTTCAAAACTTTTTCGTGGGTGCGAGATAAGGCTGGACATTATGGCTGGGACCGAGGGGAAATTGTAAATGTGCATTAATAACAACGCTGCAATCGCTACTGCTGACACGGAAGCGGAGCGCATTAGACTTGAAGAAGAACAACGCCAAACCCGTATTCGCACAGGACGCGAAGCAATAAACAGTGCTTTCGACAGTTATGACGATGGTTTCTATGCGGATCGCGCCAACAGTTATATTGATTTTGCAACGCCAGATTTGGAAGATCAGTTTAAAAATGCGACCAAAGATTTAGCAAATTCGTTAGCTCGTCGGGGCGTATCGCAATCGAGCGAAGCTATAAATCGTAAAGCTGAACAACTTGCACTTTTTAATAAAGCAAAAACATCAATCATCGATAAAGGCCGAGCAAATGCTGACGCAGTTAGGAATGCGTTGGGAGCTGCAAAAGGTGATTTGCTAACACAAAATCAAGCTTTAGCTGACCCAACATTAATGGCAAATACAGCTGCCACGCGCATAGCCAATGCGACCACACTTCCAGCTTATAGTCCGATTGGGCAGATTTTTGCCAGCGGCACGGACGCAATAGCGACCGGCGTAGGGTTGAATGCGCGTGGTCAGCTTAACGACGCCTACAACCTGGGTAACCTGTTTAGCAGTCCTAGCGCTGCAAGGATAATTCGCTCATGACTAAAACACCTAAATTTGCAAAAATTGCTGGCCAGGATCATATGCTGGCTTACATTAACCAAGCTGAAGCGGATATGCTTAAAAAAGCTGGCGGCGCGGGTGTTCCTGTTGGCCCAGCCCAAATACCAGCTTACCCGCCGAAACAAGTATATGAAGCGCAAGTAAGCAGATTAACGGCAATAAAAGCAAGAAATGCAAGACAAAGGAAAGCTAGAGCAGCTGCGGCTCTAAAAGCAGCTGAAGAGGCCCAAGCAGCCCAAGCAGCAGCTGCGGCGGCGCGTGTAGCAGAAATGAAAGCAAACGGAGGTAGCCCAGGCGTATTTAGTGACGGCGGCATAGTTGAAACGTTTTTTGACGCAATCGGATTGGATATCGATGGCGATGGCGCTGGTAATAATCAAGGTACAGCGTTTAGCTCCACTGGAACAGGCGTCGGTACGGGTGTTGATAATCCAAACTACGATCCCTTAAATGACCCGAACAAAGATATTCCCAATCTCGACACTGCGACAGCCGCAGAAAAAGCTGCATCAGAGGCGTTAGCGGCAAAAAATGCAGCAATCTACGGTGCAATGAATGGGAAATTGGCTGACGCTGGCGTTACGCTCGGAGGCAAGCAAACTCCTAATGCTCCCGCTAATATGGGCAACCCTGGAATTTATGAGTACACTGGGAGCAAAGGAAATACTTCTGGCGGGACATATAAACTTGTTGGCGGATTAGACAAAACCAAAGACGTATCATCTTCCACAAATGCAGATGGTACTTTGTTTATTCCATACATGGGTGCTGACCCGCACAGCATTGATCTAAATACAAATTTTGTTGGTGACACAAACCCATTTCTTGCAAATGGCGACGTGAATCCAGATTATAATATGTCGAAGGATTTGGCGAAAAACGGAGAATATTCAGTTAGCGACACTTTGCTGGGCCTGGGAAACACTATGAATATTAACCCAGGCGGCGCGGGTAATGGATTTGAATTTACTGGATACCAAGGGCCGAATGGCGAAACGACTTATTATGATGGCACTGAAATAAAAAATAAAACACTTCGTGGAGACTCAGCATTCACCACAGGTTTTAAAGCAAATGGGCCAGCGATTGTAAACGAAATCGCAAAGGCAACTGGAAAACTTGGTGATATGGTTCTCGGCGATGGCAAAGGCGGATATATTACAGTAGATGGCAAAACAGTGGACGGAGATTATGTTGAACAGGTTGTAATAGAGAATGAGCCTATAATACCGCCCGAGGTTATCCCTGGGGTTTTTCCCCCAACCCTTGACTGTCCAAATGGTTATGAAAAAGTTAATGGGACTTGTGTGAAGATTTCGACAAACGCTTGCCCAACGGGTTTTACTCTTGTTAATGGAGTTTGCGTACCTAATGATGAAGTAGACCCCCCAATAGTAGAACCTCCAAAAAAGTGTCCACCAGGTTTTGAATTGCGCAATAATGTGTGCGTTAGACTTGGACCAGGTGCTCCACCAACAGACCCGCCACTAGATCCAACAGGGCCAACAGGCCCAAGCGACGATTTGTTAGCTGCTAGAGCCGCACGAGATGCAGCATACGCGGCGCAACAGGGGAATATCAGCAGCGCATTTGGATTTGCTAACGCTGGCTATTACGACGGTTTGCGCGACGCTTATATGACGGATAGCGATGGCCCGTTTAAAACGGCATACGATGACGCGCAGAGAGGTCTAATGGACGTGTTCAAGAGCGCCGGTCTACTTACTCAAGCTGGTGTTGATGAATCTACGGGAGCCTTGACCGGCGCAATGGGAACCGAAGAAGGTAGGCTCGGAGGGTTAGCTGACGAGTATCGCTCTGCAAACAAAGGTTATGTTGATGGCGGCATCGGGTCAGTCAATTCTGGACTGGATGTGCTAAAGTTTTTCTCAGATGACGTAGATACGGTTAATGAGCAAACCGCTAATATAAATGCTTACGACGTTATGGGGCTGAGTTCTCCATACAAAACCCCCACCGATCAAGGTATTGCGGATTTCTTTACTGATTTTGCAAAACGCAAATATGATCCGTCATACAATGTTGATCCGACTGCAACCGCAACAAGTAAGGCGCGTCGAATTACAGCTCCTAGTTCGGCGCAGCCTTCATCAATGCTTGGCATAAAAAGTCCATATTCGGGCAGTAGCGTAAAGGTAATTAGCTAATGTGTAATCCAGTAATCGCGGGAGCCTTAGCAACGGCTGGCGGCGTCGCAATGCAAAATAATAACGCCAACAAAGCGGCAAAGATGCGGGCTAAATACCAAACGCAAAATAGTGAACGTCAACGAATGTTAGAAGAAGAAGCTCGATCTGGTCAGGGCGCACTTTTAGAAGCCTTGTCTCGCGCGACTGTTCAAGGTGGAATGAAAAACTCAGCAAGCAATATGCAAAACAGCTATGACGCTGCCACTGCGATGCGTCCAGCTGCTGCTATGGGTGGTGGTCCAGCGCTTATAGCCGATGTTGCTAATGCAACGGCGCAAAGGCAGATGGCAAAACAAGCAGCTTATAACAGTAAACTTGCTGATCTGAATAGCTTTTCTGATTATTTGGGTACTACCATAAGACCGAAAACTATGGACTCGGCGTCTAACACGCAAATGCTGGGTGGATTTATGCAGGGAAACAATGTGCCGCTAAATGCGGAGCTTGAAGCTGCAAACGCGCGAGCTAACAGCCCGATGGCGCAACTTTTGATTGGTGGTGGTCAGCTTTCTACCGGCTACGGACTAAAAAAGTAGGAGATACTAATGGCTACTAGAAACCCTTACGCAATGGACCCAGGTTTAATGGCCGGTTTTTCTAATTTGTCCCGTGCGCTTTTAGGCTCGGCACAGGACGATGCTTCGATTGCCCAGGCAAATCTTGCAAATACTAGAGGTGAGCTTGTTGCCGCTCAGACTGCCACGGAAGAAGCTTTGCTCGACCCTCGAA